GAGCAAGGTCTGCACGCTGCTGCGCCGGCGCGGCATGGACGCGCTGGAGCCGATGTTCACGCGGGACGGCCTGATCGGCGACGACGAGGCGAGGGCGGCATGAAATCGCCCGAGCTGACCGCGACGCGTCTGCGGGAGGCGCTTGCTTACGATGCGCGCACTGGCGTTTTCACCTGGCGCGCCAGCAACGCGCGCCGCCGCGCCGGTGACAAGGCTGGATCGATCTGCCCAGCCGGTTACGTCCGGATCGGCGTCTCCGGCCGTCTGTACCAGGCGCATCGACTCGTGTGGCTTCACGTTCACGGCGAGTTTCCGCCTGACGAGATCGACCACCTCAACGGCGTCAGGAACGACAACCGAATCGTGAACCTGCGCTGCGCCGATCGCACGATCAACGCGCAGAACCGGCGCAAGGCGACGACCGGCAGTCGCTCGCAGAAGCTAGGCGTGTCCTGGAATGGGCGGCGCAACCAATGGCTCGTGCGCATCCATGCGAACGATGAGACGTTGCACCTGGGGTACTTCGACGACAAGGACGAGGCACATGCGGCCTACGTCGCAGCGAAGCACAAGCACCACCCGGGCTGTTCGTTGCCGACTTTCGACGCGCTCGCAAAGGCGTTGACAGGCTGGTGACTCAGGATGCACAATATTTGCTACTCTCGGGACACACCCGTCGAGAAAGCCCGCCCAGCGCAAGCCCGGCGGGCTTTTTCGTTTCCGATCCACTTCGAAGGATTCGATCATGACCGCCATGCGCGCCAAAGTCGTCGTCACCGCCGTGGCGCACACGCCCGCGGACCAGTACTCTCGCGCTCGCGACGAGGTCAGCTTCCGCGCTGTGTGCAAGGAAGACGGCCCGTACCCGGCGGACGGCACCGACGAGAACAACACGTTCGCGCTCTGGTCGCCACAGGCGGACATGAAGTTCACCATCCTGAATCCGGCGCTCATCGGCGGTTTCAAGGTTGGCGACAAGTTCTACGCCAACTTCGCCCCTGAACTGTCCCTGGCCACCATCGGCCCGGTCTGACCCCAATCCTGCGGAGTAGCTCAGTCAGGTAGAGCACCGGGCTCATAACCCGGGTGTCGCTGGATCGAAGCCAGCCTCCGCAACCAGTTTCGGCCCGGCAATACGTCCCAGGTTGATGGGCGCCCCGCACGGGTAAATGCGGGGAGGTTTTCTGCCGCCGCACTCGCGACGAAATCGACCAAGAGTGAGAACGGCACGACCCAGCGCCCTGGGCGTAGTCCGCTGGGCCGACCCCGGATCCTGAAACACCCCATGCAATGGAGGCCCAGATGGCCGAAACCTGCGGGGCGAAAACACGGTCTGGTACGCCGTGTCGATCGAAGCGCATGCCCAACGGCCGATGCCGGATGCATGGCGGATCGACGCCCACGACCAACACGAACGCCGTCACGCACGGGTTCTATTCCGACGCCCTGCAGCCCGAAGAACGGATCCTGTGGGAGCGCGTCGAGATCGGAACCCTGGACGATGAGATTCGCCTTATGAAGGTGAAGCTGCACCGACTCGTGAAGCTGTCCGGAAGCAGTGAAGTCGCCGAGCTGATCGATTCAGCCCTCGAAGTCGCTCGAAAGATGGACACGCACCACGCGGTCGGCCAAGTCGAGAAGCGCGAGATCAAGGTCAAGGCCGCGCGCTATGGCGATCTGATCATCCAGGCGCTCGACGCCATTCGGAAACTGGAGCTGGCCCGGAAGGAGCTCAGCAAAGTGGAAGAGGGCGAGAAGGCGCCCAGCGGCCCGGTCACGGACATCCGGATCACGATCGCGACGCCTCAAAACCATGGGACGAACACTTGAGCTGGTGATGACGGCGCCCCAGGCCGAATTCGCCACGCTCGACGCCAAGTTCCCGTTGTTCTGCGGAGGCTTCGGCACAGGCAAGACGGAGGCGCTGGCAAATTGCGCGCTGATGGACAGCCTGCAGGCGCCGACCAGCCTGATCGCGCTCTACGAACCGACGTACGACCTGGTGCGCCTGATCCTGGCGCCTCGGATGGAAGCCAAGCTCTCCGATCTGGGCGTCCGCTACCGGTACAACAAGCAGGAAAACGTCATCTACGCCAGCAGTGGCGGCTGTGGCGATTTCGTGATGCGCACGCTGGACAACCCGGCGCGCATCATCGGCTACGAGTCCTACCGAGCGCACGTCGACGAGATCGACACGCTCAAGGAAGACCACGCGCTGCTGGCTTGGCAGAAGATCATCGCCCGCAATCGGCAGCGTCCGAAGGGGCTTGCCAAACCGTTCAACCGGGTGAGCGCGTACACGACGCCCGAGGGCTTCCGCTTCGCCTACCGCATGTGGGTTAAGGAGAAGCGGCCCGGCTACGAGATGGTGCAGGCGCCAACGCGCACGAATCCATTCCTGCCGCCTGACTACATCGACACGCTGCGCGCCAGCTACCCGCCGCAGCTCATCGAGGCGTACCTCGAAGGCCAGTTCGTCAACCTGACGAGCGGCGCGGTCTATCCGGAGTTCAGCCGAACGCTGAATCACGCACCGACCACTGCCACGCCAGGCGAGCCGCTCCACATCGGCCTCGACTTCAACGTCAACAAGATGGCCGCGGTCGTCTTCGTCGTTCGCGACGACCAGCCGCACGCCGTCGCCGAGCTGGTGAAGGTGCGCGACACGCCCACGATGGCGAAGCTGATCACCGATCGCTTTAAGGATCAGGGTCACACGGTCGCCGTCTACCCAGACGCCAGTGGCGCCAACACCAGCAGCAAAGGCGCCTCGGTGTCCGACCTGACGATCCTGCAGAACGCTGGACTGATCGTGCGCGCGCCTGCCGCGAACCCGCGCGTGAAAGACCGTGTGAACAGCGTCAACGCGCTGATCCTCAACGACAAAGGCGTGCGCCGACTGCACGTCAACACAGATGCCTGCCCGACCTTCACCGAAGGCCTTGAGCAACAGGCATACGACGACAACGGCGAGCCGGACAAGACCGCCGGCCATGACCACGCCAACGATGCCGGCGGCTACTTCCTGCACGGCCGCTGGCCGGTCGTGAAGCCCGTCCACGCGCACATGGCGCACGTTCCCTACATGGCTCGCTGACATGCCCGACTTCAAGACCCTGCAGGCCACCTACCCGAAGGACAAGGACTACCCGCCGCGGGCATTCCGTCTTTCGGCGCTGGCGCGGGTCATCGACGGCACGATGTACGACGAGCTGCGCGAGCCGTTCAGCAGCGAAATCAACGCCGCGGGCGAGTACATGCCGCTGGCAGAGCGCCGCCCATCGGCGCGCACGCGCATCTGCGGCACGGTCGTGAACGATTCAGTGTCGCTGCTGTTCAGCGAGGGCCACTTCCCGGCCATCGAATGCGTCGACGAGGCCACGCGCGACGCGCTGGCCAAGATCGTCGAGGAGACGAACCTCAACGAGGTCATGATCGACGCGGCCACGCGCGGCAGCGTCGGCTCGGTCGTCGTGCACATGCGCGTCCTCAAGGGCCGCGTGTTCTTCAAGACGATGGTCACGGCCTACCTGACGCCCGAATGGGATCCGGAAGCGCCCGACACGCTGATCAGCGTCACCGAGCGCTTCAAGCTCAAGGGCCAGGCCCTGAAGGACTCGGGTTACACGATCGCCGACGGCGACCTGTCGTCCGACTTCTGGTTCCAGCGCATCTGGGACAAGGTCGCCGAACAGTGGTTCGAGCCGCAGACGAAGCAGGACGCGGCCGACGAAAAACCACCCGTGCCCGACACCGCGCGCAGCGTGACGCACAACCTCGGCTTCGTGCCAATGGTCTGGGTCAAGAACCTGCCCGGCGGCGACGACACCGACGGCCGCCCGACGTTCCCCGAGGAAGCGATCGACATCCAGATCGAGGCCGACTACCTGCTGAGCCAGGGCGGACGAGGCCTGAAGTACCAGAGCGACCCGAAGCTGCACATCAAGGAACCGCAGTTCAACCCGAACGCCGGCGCGGTGATCACGGGTGCGGCGAACGCGCTGGTGACCGGTCAGGACGGCGACGCGAAGCTGCTGGAGATCTCCGGCGACGGCGCGCGCACCGTGCTCGACTGGGTCAAGGGCCTGCGCGAGCTCGCCCTCGAAGGCGCAGGCGGCAACCGCGCCAACGCCGAGAAGCTCAGCGCCGCGCAGTCCGGCCGCGCAATGGAGCTGATGAACCAGTCGCTGATCTGGCTCGCCGACAAGCTGCGCATCGCCTACGGGCAGGGCGCGCTGCTCGACCTGCTGAACATGGTCGTGCGGGCTGCTCAGAAGACGCCGCTGGTCGACAAGAAGGGCCGAAAGATCGGCGAACTCAGCACCGACGACGACCTGTCGCTGCGCTGGCCGCAGTGGTACGCGCCGACGTACGCCGACAAGCAGACCGAGATGACGACGCTCGATGTCGGGCGCCAGTCCGGCCTGATCTCTCAGCTCACCGCCGTGAAGTCGCTGGCGCCGTCATACGACATCGCCGACCCGGAAGCCGAGATCGCGCAGATCGCGAAAGACGGTCCGCCGCCGAACGCACCTCCCGCGCAGCCCAAGGGCCCACCGCTTTCCGAATCGCAGGACTGACCCATGACGACCAGCATCTTCATCACCGCCCCGAACAAGTTCGGCTACGCGGTGGGCAATACCGTGGCCGCCACGGACGCGCAGCTCGCCGATCCGTTGGGCGGCATCGGCGCTCCGGGCGCGCCAGGCGGCAACTGGTACGTGAAGACCTCGTCACGACCCGCGAAGACGCTTTCGCCTCTCGAAGACGAACTCCTCGACAACGCCCCCGGAGGAAGCGCGCTCACGGCCGCCCAGATCGCTGCTGGCGCGACGGGTGTTGTTGGCGCAGACGCCTCCGGCAACGGATACAAAGAAGACGGAACGCCATTCACATCCGGAGCGGCTGGTCCAGCGGGCCCCACGGGTGCAACCGGCCCGACTGGTGCCACTGGTGCCACTGGTGCAACCGGGCCTGCCGGTCCAACGGGACCCACCGGCGCCACCGGCTCAGCTGGCACGAACGGCTCTGCGGGCGCGACTGGTCCGACGGGTGCAGCCGGCCCCGTCGGCGGCGGCACTCCTGGCAGCCAACACGCCGTCGACCAACGCGGGCAACCGCGCCCTCGTCGGATCGGCCGCGCCATACGTGACGTACTCGTGCGACGGCTCTGCGTGGACGACCACTTCGGCCACGCCGGGGGCTGTCAGTGGCCCCATCACGTTGAGCAATGCGAACGACGGCGAGCCGCTCATCTGCACTGGCACGCCGGTCATCACGATCAACAGCGGACTCAAGCCGAACTTCGGTCTTCCGATCAGCGGCACGTTCACCACCGCCGGCTCCGCCACGATCACCGACGAGCGGGCGACCACTGGCACCCCGCGCTGCTGCCTGGTTCAGACCGACACGACCGGCGCGGGCGCGACCTACGAACTGTGGGGGACGAAGTAATGGGCGCGAACAAGTTCATCCTCGCGGCCTGCTTGGCCGCCATGGGGGCGTCGGCCGCGCCGTCCCTGCGCTTCGCCGCAGCGAACAACTATTACCCGAACACGACGACCAATTACAACGTCCAGACAGGGTCTGCGACAGCGCAGATGGTGCAGCAGGGCAGCTTCGTCATCGGGCAAGACTGCACATCCCTCACGATTGGCTTCGGCAACCAGTACATGGCCGCCAGCCAGGGCATCACGAACACGGGTAACGCCATCGCGTTCCAGCAGTTCGCCGCGGTCTACAACGGCATCGTGGTGAACGTGACCCTCGGCGGCGCAATGCCGGTGACAGTGGCCGACGCAGCCAACGCGTTCTTCGACGCGATCCCGTGCTCCGCCTTCAGTGTGGCGAAGTTCTCCAAGGGCACGACGGTTCAACTCCGATTCCTGATTTCGACAAGTGCTCAGACCACGGACAAGTTCCCTGTAGCCGGCGCGAACTCCCTCATCTACGGGGTGTCCACCGAGTGCTACTACTTCGACCCGTTGATGGCGCACCTGACGACCGGTGTGTACGCGACGGGAAACATTGGCTACGCGGTGAACAGCGCCAACGCCACGGGGGCCACCGCTAGCGGCACGACGGTGACGGTCACCATGGCGAGCACGGCCCTGTTCGTCAACGGCAACACCTACGTGGTTAGTGGCGCGACCGGCACCGGCACCGCGCTCAACTACAACGGGACGTTCGTCGTAACCGTCGTCAACAGCACCACGCTGACGTACACGGCGCTCAGCGCCCCCGCCGCGACGGCCACCGGCACGCTGCTTGTCAGCGCTCGGAATGGCACGGATGCGCGCTTCGGAATTGCCATGGCGCTCATGCTCCTGGCGCCGCACACCCTGCCGGCAATCGGAATGCTCGGCGACTCCAAGACCTTCGGCACCGGCGACACGCTGACGACCTCCGGCGCCATCGGCATGAGCCGCCTGTTGTTCAGCAACCCCTCGACGATTTCGACCGTCGTCGCGGCAGGGTGCAACTTCGGCAACCCGAGCGGCATCGGGAGTGACCCGTACACGACGCATGCGTCCGGCAACCTGGCGACTTTCGAGCAGTGGTACTCGTTCATGAACCACGCGGTCGTGGGGTACGGGACGAACAACCTCTCGACATCGTTCCAGACGGCGCTGTATGCGCGGCTGCGGGCGAATGGCATCTCCGGGATCATCCAGCGCAGCCTGACGCCCCGCACCATCGGTGTCCCGGTCACTGCGCTCTCCGGCAACGGGACGCTGGCAACGCTCACCGCTTCCTCGGCGTTCGTGGCGTCCATCGGCACCACCGGCGCGACGGCGAATCTCGTGCTCCTCGGCGTGACGGGCGGCAGCTACAACACCTCGGCGACCGGAGCGACGTTCACCGTCGCCTCGTCCACGACGCTCACCTACGCCAGCACGTCCACGGCT